ACAGAACTGGTTCCATATATGATTGATGATTTGAATGATAAGGTGACTACTGCCGTTTCCGCTGTCAGTGGTGGCATCTGGTCAACGCGTGAGGGAATCATGTTTGCCGGAAATGCTGATAGGGTAGAAGAGGAACTTGCAGAAATCAAGGAGGAACAAGGGGCAAAGAATAGTAATGCAGCGTTTCCTAACTTCAAGGGATAATTCATTACTTCATGTTTTTATAGTACTATTGAGCGGAGCTAATTTAGTTCCGCTTTTTTTATTGCTAAATTCTATATTATAGAATATATTTCTTGGAAAAATTTTATAATTCAAAATTAATTCATATTTTTGCATCAAATAAATGAGATATGAGAATTGTATCACATAAGAAATTGAAAGAGTTCTACGAAACGAAAGGCTATGAAGATTCACGCATAGCTTTAGAACGTTGGTATGATATAGCGGAAAAAGCTGAATGGAAGAACCTATCAGACATTAAAGTAGATTTTCCTGCTGCTGATTATGTAGGCAACCAGCACTATGTATTCAATATTAGAGGTAACAATTATCGACTGATAGTAGTTGTAAAGTTTACAATGGGCTATATTTTTATTCGGAAAGTGTGTACCCATAAAGAATATGATAAAATAGATTGTTCAACCATTTAAGATACAGGATATGAATAAAGTTAGTAAAGAACAATATGAATTTGCTTTGGCAAGAGTAGAGGAACTTCTGCCATTGGTTGATGATAATACCCCTGCAAACGATAAAAATGCGGTGGAGCTTACAGTTATGTCCGATATTGTGATAGCATACGAAAAAGAACATTATCCGATAGAAAAACCGACTGTTGCGGAATTGATAGAGCTATCTCTTGAAGAGAAAGGGATGAGTCAAAAGCAACTTGCTGGTGAGATTGGAATAAGTCCATCGCGTGTGAATGACTATATTTCTGGACGTTCGGAACCGACCCTCAAAATTGCGAGGTTGCTATGTCGAGTGTTGAATATACCTCCAGCCGCGATGTTGGGTTTCTGATTAGTTCATAAGAAGAATATTTAGGCGTGATTCATTCGGTTTCACGCCTTTTTTATACCATTTTACGACAATCGTTTCATTGTCGTGTATCACCTATCTGATAATTTCTCACATAGCTTATTAATGCCGAAATTTACCGTAGAAATTTATAAATCAAATTCATACGGTATGACAATCTTAGAACAAATCTTAGCAGGCCTTCAAACCAAGTTTTCTGGGGTGGATGCTGCTATTCTTGCCCGAATTGCCACTAAAAAGGCAGAGGGTGTAACGGACGCAGGCCAAGTACCTACCATTGTGGAGGGAATTAGCTTTTCGGACGTGCTAACAAATTATGGTGATTTCCGTGCCGGGGATGCTTCTTTCAAGTCAGTTCAGAACTACGAGAAGAAGCATAACCTTAAAGACGGTAAGCCAGTCGAGACTACCACTACTACCACAACCACCAAAGCGGAAGACAAGCCGGATGATATGGCTACCATCATTGCCAATGCAGTGAGTGCAGCCGTTAAACCGCTTTCTGACAAGCTCGCTCAGTTTGAAACGGAAAAGTCGCAAGCAACCCGGCAGGAGCAGATTATGGCAAAGGCAAAGGAGTATGGTATTCCCGAAAACTACGCCAAACGATGCGCCATTAAGGACGATGAGGACTTGGACGCATACTTCAAGGACTTGAAGCAGGAGTTTGCGAATGACGGCTTTAAGGGTGTAGTTCCTCCAGATACAGCAAAAAAAGAACTGGAGAATGAGACTCAGGCGTTTGCGAAAATGATTGCAGACGACACTAAAGAAATTGTAGAACAACAAAAACAGTGATTTTATGGCAGCAGGATTTAAGTATAATCTTGAACCGGAAGTTGAGCAGGAAGAACGCTACGACGTAGAAACCGGACGCAGACGCAGAGGTCCGTATAAGTTGGACACAACCAACCTCGTTGTCGGCTCGTACTTGCCCTCATTCACACCGATTGCAGCTGACTTGGTGAAGAAAACATCCCAAGTGGCTATCCGTGTGGAAGTATATGAGAAGTTTACGACAGGCTCCAATACCACATTGAAAATCAAGAAACGTTCTTTGGCTTATGGAAAAGCCACTCAACTTTGACCCTTTTGGCCACGCAGAATTATCCCTTTTTGCTAAAATATGATTGCCCCCTTTGGCTAAAATAGTGTTGCCCACTTGCTTCACCTATAATTATAGTTTTTTTGTGTAGATTTGAGTACCCTTGTCCTGGTGTAACGGGGGAGAAAATAAAATCTATACAAATGAATAAACGAATCAAAAATATTTTAAGATGTTATGCGGCTGGCATAGGAATCAAGGAAACGGCATTTACGTTTCATATTTCCCGTAATACAGTCCGCAAATATGTCCGCTTATTCCTTTCAAGCGGCAAGAGTATTGAACAGCTTCTTTCCCTGCCCAATGGACAGTTGGATGAACTGTTCGGCTGCACGGATACCCGGCATCGGGAGCCTTCATCCAAAAGGATTGAATTGGAGGCCTTGCTTCCCGGATATGTATCTCGTCTGTCACGCAAAGGTATGAGTGTCCGAAAACTGTTCAAGGAGTACCATACCGAATATCCGGACGGCTATCAGTTGTCTTCCTTCAAACGGATTGTCAGCGAATACAGGTTTCACATTAAGGTTGTCGGTCATGTAGAGCACTATGCCGCAGAGCAGATGTATATTGACTTTGCCGGTGACAGACTTGAAGTTGTTGATGAAATGACGGGCGAGACGAAGAAAGCCGAGGTATTTGTTGCCATCCTTCCGTTCAGCCATTATACCTACTGCGAAGCCGTATGGTCGCAACGCAAGGAAGACCTGATAAAGGCATGCGAGAATGCCATTCAATATTTTGAAGGTGTTCCTGCGGCTATCGTCCCCGACAATCTGAAGGCTGCCGTCACACGAAGCGACCGCAACGAACCTGTCATCAATGATGATTTCGCCGCTTTTGCCGAATATTACGGCTGTGTGGTCTATCCTGCTCGTGTGCGTCACCCCAAGGACAAGGCTTTGGTAGAAAATGCCGTAAAGCTCCTCTACCGTTCCATTTATCTTGATATAGAGGGAATGACATTTTCCAGTTTGGAGGAACTCAATACCGCCATCCATATTTCCTTGCTTGATTTCAATGAAAAGGTGATGGCCGGACGGGAGATGTCACGCAAGGAAATATTCCTTCATGGAGAGAAGGATTATCTTCGTCCGCTTCCCGTGAAACGCTACGTAATGAAAGAAAGGAAACTGATGACCGTGGGAAAGAACTCTTACGTTTCCTTGTTCAAGCACCATTACAGTGTTCCAAAAGAGTATGTAGGCAGGCGCATGACGATTCTCTATGATGCCGACACGGTGGAAATCTATTGTGGAATGAACCTTGTCGCCACCCACGACCGCTGTGACATTCCTTACACTTATTCTTGGAAAAAGGAGCACAACCTGCCTGGTCATTATGGTCCCTATGACAAGGACTTGGAGGAACTCTTTCAACGTGCCTCGGAAATAGACAACATCGTATTGAACTATCTTCGGGAAGTGGAGCGTGTCATGCAATATCCACCCAAAGCGTTCAGGTCATGCCGTGGCATCATGACACTGGAGAAGAAATACGGCCGTGACCGTCTAGTTGCGGCTTGCGCATGTGCGGATCAGAAATTGCAATACGGATACCAAGCCTTGCGCGAGGTGCTTGAACTGGGAGAAGATGTGGATTTCCTTCCTGATGAGGACGGAAAAGTACAGTCCAACGTGACTTTCCAGATTCCATTGACCCACAAAAATATACGTGGACGTGAATATTACAAAAAAGACAAACAATAAAACTATTATTTATGGAAGTAAACAATAAAACAGTTCCCGTTACGGGACAACAAGACCAGAATACCATATCACTGGATTTAATGAACCGTATGAAATTGCATGGTATGGCAGAGGCTTTCAGGGAAAGTCTTGCCGGCACCACTCCGCAATCCATGACTGCGGACACGTTCCTTTCCATGCTCCTTGCACGCGAATGGGACTATCGCTCCCAGGCTGCCATTGCACGGCTCACCAAAAATGCGGCATTCCGCTACAAGGCTTATATTGAGCAGATTGACTATGCCACGAACCGGGGACTGGACCGCAATCAGATGGAACGTCTCGCCACCCTTGATTTTGTGCATAAGGCACAGAACCTTTTTATTACTGGTTCTTCCGGAACGGGAAAAAGCTATTTGGCCTGTGCCCTTGGACACGAAGCATGCAAAAAGGGATTCCGTACCTTCTATGCCAATGCTCCGAAACTGCTCGGTGCGCTGAAAGTCGCCAAAGTAAAAGGTACACTTGAAGCGGAACTCAAGAAGATTGAGCGTTGCCAGCTACTCATTCTTGACGACTTGTTTATTGTACCACTTGACGCCAAAGAGCGTCCCATACTGCTTGAAATTATTGAGGATAGGCATGAACGGAAATCTGTCATCATCACATCGCAGTATCCATCCTCCAACTGGTATGACATGGTAGGTGATCCAACAATAGCCGATGCAATCCTTGACCGCATCATACATACGGCCCATACTATAGAATTATATGGTGAAAGTATGCGAAAATTAAAATCTAAGAAAAACGAGAATTTTTAAAAGGGTAAAATAATATTGCCCCCCAACACCAGGACTTTAAAGGGTCAATCATATAGTACAAAAAGGTGGGCAAATCTTGCGTGGCCAAAAGGGTCAAAGTTGAGTGGCTTTTCCAACCTTTGGTGGGCAGTAATTCTAAGACTTTAAATAAAGAAAAATTAAGCTACCCCTTAAAAAAAAGAGATATTTCCTTTCAAAGAATTCATTTCTTTTATTACATTTGTATTAGTCTTTTGAAAAT